GTGAAGAAGTCCTCAGCCGTCTCGCTCGCCTCGCTGCCTGAGGCGGCGCGCCGCGAATTCCTGGACGCGCTGCCGGACAAGGTTCTGGCGGCGATGCCCTATCTCTGGGACGTCTGGGCGAACCCGCTGCATCAGGCCGCGCCCGAGGGGCAGTGGACCACCTGGGTCATCCTGGGCGGGCGCGGCGCGGGCAAGACCCGGGCCGGGGCCGAATGGGTCCGGTCGCGCATCGAGGGGCCGACGCCGCGCGCGCCCGGCCTTGCCCGGCGGGTCGCGCTGGTCGGCGAGACCTACGAACAGGCGCGCCAGATCATGGTCGAGGGCGAGAGCGGGATCCTGGCCTGCTCTCCGCCCGACCGGCGGCCGGCGTTTCTCTCGACCCAGCGCAAGCTGGTCTGGCCGAACGGGGCCGAGGCGATGATCGCCTCGGCCCATTCCTTCGAGGCCCTGCGCGGGCCGCAATTCGACACGATCTGGGCGGACGAATTGGCCAAATGGTCTCATGCCCGCGAGGCCTGGGACATGCTGCAGTTCACGCTCAGGCTCGGCACCGACCCGCGCCAGGTGGTGACCACGACGCCGAAGGACATCGACGTTCTGCGCGAGATCCTGGACGCGCCCGGCACCGTCGTCTCGCGCGCCGGGACGCGGGCCAACCGGGCCAATCTGGCGCCCGGCTTCGTCGAGCGGCTTGAGGCGCTGTTCCGCGGCACGCATACCGCGCGCCAGGAACTCGACGGCGAACTGATCGAGGGCCGCGAGAACGCGCTCTGGACCATGGAGCGGATCGACCGGGCGCGCGCGCCGGCGCCCGAGACGCTGAGCCGCGTCGTCGTCGCGGTCGACCCGCCGGTCTCGAGCGGCAAGGGCTCGGACGAATGCGGCATCGTCGTCGCCGGCGTCGTCACCGCGCCGAACCCGGAGGACTGGCAGGTCTACGTCCTCGACGACCGCTCGTGCCAGGGGCTGAGCCCCAAGGCCTGGGCCGAGCGCGCCGCCAGGGCCTATGCCGATCACAAGGCCGACCGGCTGGTCGCCGAGGTCAACCAGGGCGGCGATCTGGTCGAGGCGACGATGCGTCAGGTCGCGCCGCACATCGCCTACCGCAAGGTCCACGCCCAGCGCGGCAAGGCGCTGCGGGCGGAGCCGGTCGCCGCGCTCTACGAGCAGGGCCGGGTGCACCACACCCAGGTCTTCCAGGCGCTGGAGCGCCAGATGATCGCCTTCACCGGCGAGGCTCAGGGCAAGAGCCCGGACCGCGTCGACGCGCTGGTCTGGGCGCTGACCGATCTGGTCGTCGACCGCACCGGCCGGATGCCGAAAGTGCGCGGCTTCTGACGCTTGGGCGGCGTGCCGGCCCGCGTCCGGGGCGGCAGCGGCTTCGCGCCCGGCCCCGCATCCGCGCACAACGCGCCAGACAGCGACCCAAACGGCGGCGCGTGCCGCGCCACGCCTTTGCAAACCCCAGAGGGTGCTTGCGCCCCCTCCGGGGCCCCGTTGGCGCCCGGCTGCGCCGACTCGGCGAGAATGGAGACAGGAATGCCTTTCAGTCTGTTCGGCAAAGCCCGCGGCCCGGCCGCCACCAAGGCGTCGGCGGCGGCGCCGGTCATGGCCTATTACGGGACCGGCCGCGCGGTCTGGTCGCCGCGCGACGCGGCCAGCCTGGCGCGCGCGGGCTATGCCCAGAACGCCATCGGCTTTCGCGCCGTGCGCATGGTCGCCGAGGCCGCCGCCGCGATCCCGCTGCAGGTCGTCGAGGGCGGCCAGCAGATGAGCGTGCACCCGCTGATCGGCCTTCTGGCGCAGCCCAACCCGGCGCAGGACGGGCGCGCCTTCATGGAATGCGTCTACGGTCACCTGCAATTGTCGGGCAACGCCTATCTGGAAGCGGCGGCGCGCGACGTGCTGGACGTGCCGCGCGAGTTGCATTGTCTGCGCCCCGACCGGATGCAGGTCGTGCCCGGCCCGGACGGCTGGCCGATGGCCTACGAATACGTGCTGGGCAACAAACGCCATCGCTGGTCGATGCAGGGCGAGGTGCGGCCGATCCTGCATCTCAAGGCGTTCCATCCGCTGAACGACCATTACGGCATGAGCCCGCTGGAGGCCGCCGCCGCCGCGGTCGACATCCACAACGCCGCCGCGCAGTGGTCGAAGGCGCTGCTCGACAACGCGGCGCGGCCGTCGGGCGCCATCGTCTTCGCCGGCAAGGACGGCTCGGCCAGCCTGACCGAGGAGCAATACGCCCGCCTGACCCGCGAGATCGAGGAGAACCATGCCGGCGCCAGCAATGCCGGCCGGCCGATGTTGCTGGAGGGCGGGCTGGACTGGCGGCCGATGGGCCATTCGCCGTCCGACATGGAGTTCCTGGAGACCAAGAACGGCGCGGCGCGCGAGATCGCGCTGGCCTTCGGCGTGCCGCCGATGCTGCTCGGCCTGCCGGGCGACAACACCTATTCGAACTTCCAGGAAGCGAACCGCGCGTTCTACCGCCAGACGGTGCTGCCGCTGGTGCGCAAGACGGCCAACGCGCTCGGCTGCTGGCTGTCGGAGGCCGAGGGCCTGGACGTCGAACTGACGCCCGATCTGGACGCGATCCCGGCGCTGGCCGCGGAGCGCGACGCGCTCTGGAAGCGCATCGCCGACGCCGATTTCCTGACGGTCGGGGAGAAGCGCGCGATGCTCGGCCTGCCGTCGCTGCCCGCGCCCGAGACTGCGCCCGCGTCCGAGACCGAGACCGCCCGCCAGAGCGCGCCTGCGCGCCAGACCGAGACCCCGGCGCGCTGAGCGACCGACGGACCCGACCCGCCGCCACCCGGCCCCGCCCATCAGAGGACGCCCCCATGTTGCACATCCCGCCGGCCGATCTCGGCCTCGAGAAGAAATACACCTCGCTCGCGCAGCTGACCGAGACCGGCGAGGTCGGCCGCCTGAAGGGCTATGCCTCGCGGTTCGGCGAGCCCGACCAGTCGGGCGACGTCGTCGCGCCGGGCGCCTTCGCCGCCTGCCTCGACCGGCTGAAATCGGCCGAGCGGTCGGTCAAGCTGCTCTGGCAGCACGACCCGACCAAGCCGATCGGGGTCTGGCGCCAGGTCATGGAGAACAAGGTCGGGCTCTGGGTGTCGGGCGAGGTCCTGACCGACCTGCAGCTTGGCAGGGAAGCGGTGACGCTGATGCAGGCCGGGGCGATCGACGGGCTGTCGATCGGCTACCGGGTCGTGCGCGCCGAGAAGAACCGCGAGACCGGCGGGCGCAATCTCTTGGAGATCGATCTCTGGGAGGTCTCTCTGGTCACCTTCCCGATGCTGCCGACGGCACGGGCCGAGGCGGGCGACGCGCCCGAGGTGACCGACGATATCGCGACGGCCCTGGCCGAAGCGTTGGCGGGGTAGGGGGCGGGCCGCGGGCGCGATGCCCCGGGCCCGAAGACCCCGCCGCCATCAACCGGGCGCCTGAAGCGTTGTCCGCATGCCGCACGCCCCGACCCGGTTCGTCGGGCCGCGGGATGCACCCGGCGCCGATCCATCCACCACGAATGTCAACTGAAACAGGATCTTGCGATGAGCGAACCAGTTGAGAGCCCGGTCGTGTCCCCCGAGGGAAAGACGGCGGCGCGGGAATTTTTGTCCAACTTCCAGACCTTCAAGGATCAGATGAGCAAGTCCATCAACGATATGGGCGCCCGCATCGAGGCGCTCGACCGCAAGTCCCAGCATGTCCGCCGCCCGGCGCTGTCGACCGGCGCAGAGGACGCCGCCCCGCACACCAAGGCCTTCCAGGCCTATGTGCGCCGCGGTGACGAGGACCAGCTGCGCCAGCTGGCTGTCGAGGCCAAGGGCCTGACCTCGGCCGAGGATGCCTCGGGCAATTACGGCGGCTATCTCCTGGATCCGCAGACCGCCGAGCAGATCGCCAGCGTGCTGCGCTCGGGCGCCTCGATCCGCGCGCTCTCGAACGTCGTGCAGGTCAATGCCGGCACGTTCGACGTGCTGATCGACCACAACGAGATCGGCTTCGAGTGGATGACCGAGACCGGCTCGGTCACCGAGACGACGGCGCCGATCGTCGATCGCATCTCGATCCCGCTGCACGAATTGTCGGCTTCGCCGGCGGCGTCGCAGCGTCTCTTGGACGACAGCGCGTTCGACATCGAGATGTGGCTGGCCAACCGGATCGCCGACCGCTTCCTGCGCGCCGAATCGGCGGCCTACGTCACCGGCACCGGCACCAACCAGCCGACCGGCTTCCTGACCAAGACCAAGGTCGCCAACGCGTCGTGGACCTGGGGCAATCTCGGCTATGTCGCGACCGGCACGCCGGGCGACTTCGACCCGAACGATCCGGCCGACGTCCTGATCGACCTGGTCTACGCGCTGAACGCGGAATACCGCGCCGGCGCCGCGTTCGTGATGAACTCGAAGACCGCCGGCGAGGTCCGCAAGATGAAGGACACGCACGGCCGTTTCCTCTGGATGGAGGGCCTGCAGGCCGACCAGCCGCCGCTGATCGCGGGCTATCCGGTGCTGATCGTCGAGGAAATGCCCGACATCGACACCGACAGCTACTCGATCGCCTTCGGCAACTTCCGCCAGGGCTACACCATCGCCGAGCGGCCGGAGATGCGCATCCTGCGCGATCCGTTCACCTCGAAGCCGAACGTCGTCTTCTACGCCACCAAGCGCGTCGGCGGCGACGTGACCGACTTCGCGGCGATCAAGCTGCTGAAGTTCGGCGCGTCGTAAGCCGCGCCCCGGCCCCGGGCGCGCCCCGCCCGGGACCGGACCCACTTTTCAGCCGGAGCGGCCGTCCGCGGCCGCTCCCCCTCCGGCGCCCCGGGACGTCGTGCACCCCGGGGACGCACGCATTTCGATGACGAGCGACGGGCCGGCGGCGCCTCCGCCGGCCCCATTCGTCCGCGCACGCAAGACGAGACCACCCGCAGGGCAGAGGAGACGACCGGATGCCGACGACCCTGATCCACACCATCGGGCCGGGCGGAGATTTCGAGACGCTGGCGGCCTTCGCCCAGGCGCTGCCGCCGAGCCTGGTCGCCGCCGACCAGATCTGGGTCGCCGAGCTCGGCGATCTGGCCGAGGATCCCGGCGCCGCGATGATCCGCACCGTCTGCGACGCGACGCGCTATGTCCATCTGCGCGCCGCGCCGGGCCAGGGCTTCGCCGACCTGATGGACCCCGAGGGCGACGTGCTGGCGCCGACGCCGGGGCTCGGCGCCCTGGTGCGCACGCCGATCGGCGACGCGATCCGGGCCGAAGGCGCGGGGACGCGGGTCCACGTCACCGGGCTGCAGATCATCGCCGAGGATGGCGCGGCGCTGGCCGACGACGGCGACGGCGCGTTCGTCGATCTGCGCGGCCTGCTGATCGAGGCCGACACCAGCGCGCCCGCCGTGACCCTGCGCGGGACGGGGGCCGAGTTCACCGACAGCGCGGTCATCCAGCATGGCAGCGGCGACGGGCTGCACGTCGTCGACGGCGGCCGGGCCGAGGCGCTGACCATCGTCAAGCCCGAGCGCGTCGTCGCCGACGGCACCGGGGTCAGTCTGGAGGGCAGCGGCGCGATCGTCCGCGCCGTCGCCGCCTTCGGCTTCCGCCGGGCGTTCGGGCCGGGCAGCGCCACGCTGACCGCGGTCGCCAGCGACCAGATCAACGCGCTGGCCGAGCCAGAGAATTTCGCCAGCGCCTACTGGACGGCGATCTCGTCGACCGTCGACGTGCTCGACACCATCCCAGGGCCCTACGGCGTGCCGCTGCAACGGCTCGGCAACAACCAGAACTCGTTCGCCCGGTTCGACGGCCCGGTCTTCGCCAGCGTGCCGGCCGGCGCCAAGGTGTCCTATTCGGCGATCGTCGCCCAGCCGAGCACCCTGGTCAGCGCGATCCTGCTGGACAGCGCCGCCGGCCGGCCGGAATTGCGCGTCACCTGGACGGCGACGCCGCCGGTGCTGGGGCTGTTCGGGCAGACCGGCGCGCTGCAACTGATCGACGGCAAGGTCACCGATCTCGGCGGCGGCGCGTACCGGCTGCTGCTGGTCGCGCTGAACACGACCGGCTCGGCGCTGGACGTCTCGGCGACCTTCTACGTCACCCGCGGGACAGAGAATGCTGGCCTGAACGTCGGTCTCTATGCCGGGGCGCAGATGGCCGGTGTCGGGCACCTGGGCGAGGGCTACGTGCCGCCCGGCAGCATCCAGGGGAGCAACCTCTTCGAAGGTCTCGATCCCGCCGACGCGCTGCGCGACGCGGGCGGTCTGCCCGACCTCAGGCCGATGCCGGGCGGGCCGCTCGAGGCCGTCGTGCCGGTGCTGAGCGAGACCGACATCTATCGCCGCCCGCGCCTGAACATCGACACGCTGGGCGCGGTGTCGCTGAACACCGGTCCGATGGCCGCGCCGGCGGACGCGCTGCACAACAGCACGCTCGACCCCGTCCGGCTGATCGACCGCGACGACATCGTCACAGCCGCGCTTCAGCGCCGGGTGCTGGTCTCGGGCTCGGACCGGCGCTGTCCGGTCTGAGCCGCCCCGCCCCGCCGTTGTCGCCCTCCGGCCGCCGCGCCGGCCCCGCAAAGGAGAGACCATGACCAAGACCGTCATCGACGCCGCGCTCGACCGGGCGTTCGAGCACATCGCCGGCCGCGCCGATCTTCTGACCCTGACCGAAGGTGCGCCGGATAACGGCTTCCAGGCGACGACGCGGAAGCTGGATGGCGGGCGCATGGTGGCCAGCGTGGCGCTGACCCGGGGCATCGGGTCGGACGATTTCACCCTGGCCGACGGCACCGTTTCGGGCCGGCGGCTTATCGTCGCCGCGCAAAGTCCGGTGGCCGCCGCCGACACCGGCACGGCCGACCATCTCTGCCTGGTCGATCAGACGACCGGCACCGTGCTGGTCGTGACCGAACTGACCGAGCCGGTCGCGCTGACGCCGGGCACCGTGCTCGGCATCAAGAGCTTCTCGCACGAGATCGGCGCCCCGGCCTGAGCCGTGCCGGCGGCCCGACGCGCGCTGCCGGCCGGTGCCCTGCCGACGACCCGCCGACGACCCGAAGACCGGAGGACCCCATGAGCGGATACTTCATCAAGAGCCCCGACTCGACCCTGGATTACACCTTCGACTGGGGCTTCCAGCTTCTGGAGGGCGGCGAGACCATCGCCGCCGATCAGGGCTGGACGATCCACCCGGACACCGCGGCGACGGGCGGTCTGGCGATCACCGCGACCCAGTCGACGCCGACCACGACCACCGCGTTCCTGACCGGCGGGCTGCCCGGCGAGGCGTATCTGTTGTGCTCGCGCATCCAGACGACCGGCGGGCGCACGGTGCAGCGCTCGATGACGGTGCGCATTGCCAACCGCTGAGCGGCGGCCTCTCTGCAACATGACGAAGGAGCGCCCGATGCTTCTGAAGGAACTCTCGCCCGCGACGCTGACCCCGGTTCCGCTGCGCGAACTCGCGGCCCATCTGCGCGTCTCGCAAGGCTTCAGCGACGACGGCACCGAGGACGCGCTGCTCGAGCTTTATCTGCGCAATGCCACCGCCGTCATCGAGGCGCGGCTGTCGCGGGCGCTGATCGCCCGGCCCTACACGCTGCAGACGGCGTCGTGGAACCGGCGCGGCCATCTGGTCCTGCCGCTCGGGCCGGTGGCCGAGATCGACGGCATCCGCTTCCTGCGCCAGGGCACGATCATCGATCTTGCCCCGGAGGAATGGACGCTCGAGCCCGGCACGCAGCGCCAGCGTGTCACCGGGCAGGGCGGCGGTCCGTTGCGCGGCCTGCCGCACGGCGCCCTGGCCGAGATCAGCTTCACCGCGGGTTACGGCCCGTCCTGGAACCAGGTGCCCGACGATCTGCGCCACGCCGTGCTGCTGCTGGCGGCGCACTTCTACGACAACCGCGATGGCGAGGTGGCGGCCGATCACGGCATGCCGCACGGGCTGGCTAGCCTGCTCGAGCGCCACCGCACCGTGCGTCTCTGACCGAGCGAGAGGGGATCAGCCATGGTCAAACCCGTCCTGAACACCGAACTCGTTCTGGAAGAGCCGCAGGCGATGGGCGATGGCGGCGGCGGCTACGTCACCGTCTGGTCGCCGGTCGGCACGCTCTGGGCGAATATCCGCAGCGCCGCGGCGCGCGAGCGCATGCAGGGCGGCCGTCCAATCTCGGAGATCAGCCACGAGATCACGGTGCGCGGCGCCCCGGTGGGCTCGCCGCGCCGGCCCAAGGCGAACTGCCGCTTCCGCGCCGGACAGCGGGTCTTCGCGATCCGTGGCGTCGCCGAGGCCGATGCGCGCGGGCAGTACCTGACGTGCTGGGCCGCCGAGGAGGTCTATGCATGACCTACGCGATGTCATGGCCGCTGCAGGCCGGGCTCTATGACCTGATCTGCACCGACCCGGCCTGCCTCGACACGCTCGGCGTGCGCGTCTTCGACGCCGCCCCGCCGGGGGCCGGGCCGGGCATCTCGACCGACGTCTACATGACGTTCGGCGACGAGGAGGTGCGCGACTGGTCGTCGGGCAGCTTCTCGGGCGCCGAGCATCTGGTGACGATCTCGGTCCACGCGCCGCGCCGCGGCTTCGCCGATGCCAAGCGCGCCGCCGCCGCGATTTCGGACGCGATCCTCGGCGGCGCACTGACCCTGACGCGCGGCACCGTGGTCAACACCCGCTTCGTCGACGCCAAGACCGCCCGGCTCGACGCCGATCAACACCGGCGCATCGATCTGCGCTTCCGCATCACCATCGAGGACAGCTGAGCCCGCCAGGGCCTGCCTGCATCGTATTTCCCACAAGGAGACACCCATGACCGCCCAGAAGGGGAAGGACCTCTTGCTGAAGATCGACGAGGCCGGGACCGGCACGTTCGTCACCGTCGCCGGCATCCGGTCGAACCGCATCAGCTTCAACGCCGAGACGGTCGATGTCACCACCGCCGACAGCGCCGGCCAATGGCGCGCGTTGCTGGCCGGTGCGGGCGCGCGCTCGGCCGCGATCTCGGGCGCCGGGGTGTTCACCGACGCCGCGTCGGACGCATCGGTCCGGCAGGTCTTTTTCGCCGACGCGGCCCCGGCCTTCCAAATCCTGGTGCCCGAATTCGGCACGATCGAGGGGCCGTTCCAGATCACCGCGCTGGAATATGCCGGCACCCATGACGGCGAACTGACCTTCGAGATCTCGCTGGCCTCGGCCGGTCAGATCAGCTTCACGCCGTTCTGACGGGGCGACGATGATGGTCAATTCGCATCGCGGCGAGGTCGCGCTGGTGATCGACGGGGTGCCGCAGCGCCTGCGCCTGACGTTGGGGGCGCTGGCGGCGCTCGAGGCCCGGCTCGGCGCGGGCTCGCTGATGGCGCTGGCCGAGCGCTACGAGACCGGGGCGATCTCCGCCGCCGATCTGACGGCGCTGCTGGCGGCCGGCTTGCACGGCGCGGGCGCGTCGCTGACCGAGGAGGACGTCGCCCGGGCCGAGATCGAGGGCGGCGCCGCCGCGGCGCTCAAGGCCGGCATGGCGCTGCTGGTGCATGCGTTCCGCCCGCCCGGCAGCGGCGATGTCTGAGGCGCTGGACTGGCCCGGGCTGATGCGCGCCGGGATGGGTCTGCTGCGCCTGCCGCCGGACGCCTTCTGGGGCATGACGCCTGCGGAATTGCGCCTGGCGCTGGAAGGGGCCGGCTTCCTGCGCCAGCGCCCGGCGCTCGACCGGGCGGGGCTCGATGCCTTGATGGCGGCCTATCCCGACCGGCAGGACGGCGGATCGGACCTCTGACTCAGTCATAAGAATTGCCTGCGCCCTGACGAAGGACAGACCCAAATGCAAGAATTCACGATTTCCGGATTGTCGGAGTCGCTCGGCCGGTCGCTTTCCGATCTGCGCGGCCTGGCGTCCGGCTTCACCGCCGAACTGAGCGAGGCCGCCAAGGCGATGCGCGGCATGGACGGCGATGCCAAGAAGCTGTCGCGGTCGCTGTCGTCGTCGCTGCGCTCGGCGTTCGACAAGGCGGTGTTCGGCGGCGAGCGGCTCGGCGACGTGTTCCGCGATCTGGCCTCGACCGTGGCCGGGCGGGCGCTGGATGCCGCGTTGAGACCTGTCTCCAACGCCTTGTCCGGCGGGGTGACATCGGTGTTCAGCGGGCTTGGCACGGGGCTCTTCTCCGCGCTCGGGTTCGCCAAGGGCGGCGTCTTCACGGCAGGCGATGTCCAGGCGTTCGCCAATGGCGGTGTCGTCTCGGGCCCGACGCTGTTCGGGATGAAAAGCGGGCTTGGCGTGATGGGCGAAGCGGGCCCGGAGGCTGTGATGCCGCTGACCCGCGGGCCTGATGGCCGGCTGGGCGTCCAGGCGCAGGGCGGCGGCGCAGGCGGCTCCCCGATCGTCATCAACATATCTACACCGGACGTGGCCGGCTTCCAGCGCTCGCGCGGGCAGATCTCGGCGCAACTGGCCCGGGCCGTGCGGCGCGGGCAGGGGAGCCTATGATCTGACCGAGTCGACTCATACAGAAGACCGATCCGAACGGTGCCGACCGCCCGACGGGCCGGCGTTCACGCGATCTTCACCATGGTCTGAGACGAGCGATATCGGGGGGCGCCGATAGCTCGAATTTAAGGCAAATCGTCCGGAACGGACATTCTGCCGCGTCATCGCCCGTCCGCAGCGGGCCCGTCCTGGGACGGGCCGGGGGTCCGACATGAACTTCCACGACGTCCGCTTTCCGGCGGCGCTCTCTTTCGGCTCGGCCGGCGGGGTCGAGCGGCGCACCGAAATCGTCACCCTGGTGAACGGGTTCGAGGAGCGCAACAGCCCCTGGGCGCAGTCCCGGCGGCGCTTCGACGCCGGGCTTGGCGTGCGCTCGCTCGACGATCTGGCCGAGGTACTGGCCTTTTTCGAGGCCCGTCACGGCCGGCTCTACGCCTTCCGCTGGAAGGACTGGCTCGACCACAAGTCGTGCCTGCCTTCGCACGCGCCGGCGCCGACCGATCAGCCGATGAGCGGCAGCGGCACGCTCTGGCGGCTGACCAAGCGCTACGGCGACGGCGCGGCGAGCTACGACCGGGCGATCACCAAACCCGTCGCCGGCTCGGTCCGCGTGGCGGTCGACGGCGTCGAGCTCGACCCCGCCGAGATCGCCGTCGACGCCGCCACGGGCCTCGTCACCCTGGCCGCGGCGCCCGCGCCGTCGGCGAGCGTGACCGCCGGGTTCGAGTTCGATGTGCCGGTCCGGTTCGACACCGACACGATCGACGTCAATCTGGCCGCGTTCGAGGCCGGCGAGATCCCGTCGATCCCGATCGTCGAGGTCCGTCTCTGATGCGCGCGCTGCCCCCCGCCCTGCAAACCGCGTTGGACGGCGGCGCGACGACGCTGGCCCGCTGCTGGCGTCTGGCCCGCCGCGACGGCGCCGTCCTCGGCTTCACCGACCACGACCTTCCGCTCAGCTTCGAGGGCGTGACCTACGAGCCCGATGCCGGCTTTCAGCCATCGGCCATCGACTCCGGCCTCGGCCTCGCCGCCGACACCCATGACGTCGCCGGTGCGCTGTCCTCGGACTGCATCGCCGAGGCCGATGTCGCCAAGGGGCTGTACGATGGTGCGGAGGTGACGCTCTACCTCGTCGACTGGCGCGACGTCGCCAATCGCGCGGTGCTGTCGCGCGGGCTGATCGGGCAAATCCGGCGCGGCACCCTGGCCTTCGAGGCGGAGATCACCGGGCTGGCCGACCGGCTGAACCAGCCGACCGGCGCGGCCTATCTGCCGACCTGCTCGGCACGGCTGGGCGATCAGGTTTGCGGCGTCGATCTGACGGACCCGCCGTTCCGCGGCACGGCCACGGCCAGCGCGGTCGCCGAGACGCAACGCTTCACTCTGACCGGTCTTGCGGCTTATGCCGACGGCTGGTTCGCCGGCGGCGCGGTGACCTGGCTGACCGGCGCCAATGCCGGGTTGACGGGGCATGTGAAATCCCACGTCGCCGCGGGGCCGGAGGCGTTCGTCGAGCTTTGGCTGTCGCCGCCGCTGGCCGTGCTGCCCGGCGATACGCTCGAGATCACGGCGGGCTGCGACAAGACCTTGGACACCTGCATCGCCAAGTTCGGCAATGTCGAGAATTTCTGCGGCATGCCGCACATGCCCGGCGACGACGTCGCCGCGCGCTACCCCAATTCCGGAGAACGCCATGACGGCGGATCGCTGTTCAAGACCTGAGCCGAAGCGTGACGAGATAGTTGCCGCCGCGCGCGGCTGGCTCGGCACGCCATATCGCCATCAGGCCTCGTGCAAGGGGGCGGGCTGCGACTGTCTGGGCCTGATCCGCGGCGTCTGGCGCGAGGTTCTGGGGCCGGAGCCGGAACGCGCCCCGGCCTATACGCCCGACTGGGCCGAGGCCACGGGCGAGGAGCGGCTGCTGGATGCCGCGCACCGCCTGATGTCGCGTGTCCCCGAGCACGCCGCGCGCGCCGGCGATATCCTGCTGTTTCGGATGATCGCGCGCGGGCCGGCCAAACATGTCGGCATCCTGGTCTCGGACGGCCTCGACCAAGGGCGCGTGATCCACGCCTATTCCGGCCACGGCGTCTGCGAGACCCGGCTGACCGGCCCGTGGCGGCGCCGGCTGGCCGGAATCTTCAGCTTCCCAGGGCTGCCGGCGCTGCGGTGA